TGTGAGCTGCCTAGACTCCAAAAATCATCCAATGGCTGCGATCTAACAGCAACCGAAGGAGAAAGGATGGATTACCTTCGGGACATTCAAGAAAGCCCTTGAGCGGCTTCTATGGGCATACTTTTTTCAGCGTCCTCGGCCAAATGGGTTGTAGGGGAAATTATCCGCAGATTTCTGGGCTTCCTTAGCAAACCAGATCGCTCCCACTGCTAGTCTAGAAATCGGATTGGTCCTCAGTTTCTCCGCGGCTATTTTCTTGGCTAAGAGTCCCGCTCGATCTATAACCGCACCTGGAATCGCTGCCGCTTCTTCAGCAGCGTCGTAAGCATCCTGGGCAATCTGTTGAGCCTGATCGATGGCATCGAGGATTTCCTGGTAACTCGAATATAGTCCATCCTCGATCCCTTGACGGATTGAATTCGGTATGAAATCAATGATGCCCGCTGCTTCCAGGATCGTTGCTAATGCCAGGAGGGCCGAGACATCAGAGAGTAGAGCCACCAGTGGAGTCGAAATTTTGTTGATTTGGTAGGCAGCGATGGCACCTTCGAGCAATTCACGATCCGCTCGCCCCAAAACGATTTCATGGCGAACCACATTGTCGGGTTTGACTTTCGGCATTCCCTCACGTCCACGCTAGAAGAACCGTCGGAGGGTTGCCGGTAGAGAGAGCAGAGAAGGGTGCATTCTGTTCAAGATCGGCAGTCGTGACGGGTGTCGTTGGCACGCCATAAGTCGCGGAGTTGTATCGGAAGCCGATTCCGCTCACTGAATTAGAAATTGTCTCAAAGGGGCCACCAGTAACAGAGGGTCCGCCCGAGGTGTAACCTGAATTGCCCGCTCCGTAGAAAGTCACATTTGATGCGGTGGTTCCGTTGTCTACATTGGTGTACATCCAATACACCGTCCCGCGCACTGTGGTTACTGAAGATGAGAAAGACGTTTGTTCAACATTTGCTACGCTCGTCGTGCTGAACGTGCAATATCCAGCTAGATCCTTTGGGAGGCCTGTGTCCTCGTCTGCGCTGTAGATCCCTGCGTAGAAGGTCCCACCAGAATGCGCGCCTGATATTCGGATTTTCATTCCAGTTAAGGTGCCACTTTGTGAAGCTACGAAAGGAAAGAAGACTCCCTTTCCGTCCATCTTAGCCGTTGAGTTTTTGACTGCTTGACCATAAGGAGGCGTAGAGCACACATCCCAATACTTGTACGTCGAAGGATTGTCAACCTCTGCACCAGGCAGGACGATTCCACCACCTCCGCCACTAGCAGCAGTAAGCAACCCATCCCATTCGCCAGCCACCGTTAAGCGTGCCAGGTTAACCAGGACAAGCCGCCGTAGCTCATCCTCGTTCATCTCCTCGATCGCCAGAGTATTCCCTACGCCCTGCACCGTAGCAAACCCCAGGTTCTCGAGATCCAGGTTCTGGAGTAATGGATAGACACGATCGGATCGTGTAGCATCTGGGAGACTCATCCTAGCAACCCATCCCACTCTTGTTTGCATGTTAGGCGCGCGAGATTAACCAGGACAAGCCTTCGAAGTTCGTCTTCGTTGAGTTGTTCTACGCTCAAAGGATTGCCAACCGAAGCGATTGTAGCTTGAGTTAGTGAATTAGGGGCTTCAGAGTCCAGAGTTTTGATCTTGAGGATTTTGTAGACCCTTGGGGATTGCTTCTCAGCGTTTGGCAATGGCATCCTAGACACCATCACAGTTTTCTTTCAGCACCAGATAGTGCCTTCTTGATCGATACTAGACTTCCTGCCGAGATCAACCCATGCAAGAAAAGCCTTCGAGCATCCCCACTCATGCGCTTGATGCGCTTCCGTTCTGTGGACTTCTTCACCTAATCACCTTCAGGCGTTGGTCAAGAATTGTGCTTGGAAGTTTAGTTCCACGGGAATTCGGTAATCCTGGAATGTTGGCTGCTGGCTAGCAGGGTTGACCATTGGGACAGCGCCCACGACGTTTCCTTTTGCGTTGACAACAAAAGCACCGTTAGTTTCGATTTTCGCACCATCGACAGACGTACTCATGGCCTTTATGATGGTCTGGCCCTGGATTGTGTCACCGATGCTGTTTCCAGTTTGTAGATCTACTAGCGAATTGGTTGCTCCGCCTGATGGCGTGACATACGCGATCCTGGACACGCCGCGATTGGTGTAATAGCAAAGAGCTGCGTATCGTGATGCGGCTGTGCTACTCAAGACTCTCAGAATATCTCCTGCCTGGAGCCTGAAGGGGGCGCACAACGGGGAGGCCTGAAATGCGACACCCTTCAAACCGACAGGAACGAGGGCTGCAACCAAACCCTGTCGGAGAATGTAAGCGTAAGCGATCCCGTTGTCAGCAGTTACCAGTCCAGAAGTAACGACCTTGCCCAATGCGTAGTCGCCGATATTCTGAGCAGTCACGGTGTACGCCGTATCTGTGGTGAGGCTGGTTTCAGTGCCCTCTACAACCTCGAGTTTGAGGGGAATGTTTGTTCCGTCTGAGCACGTCAAGCTTCCGTTCACTGTGTTTGTTGCCATACATAATCACCTCAGAGTTTGACTCCTATGCCAAGTGGCTTGAAGATATTGCGATTGACGTTAGCGATAGGTCGACGCATCAACTTCTTGCCGATCTTGAATCCGATTGATACTCCTAGAGAACCGATCACCATTGCTTGCCAGTTTGCCATAGCATTACTCTGCATAGCGGAGAAAGCCATGTCTGGATGCTGAAGAATCTCAGTTAGAGTAACCTCGGATCCTACGCCTGTTGACACCATCGATGTCAAGCCGAGGCCGGAATCGTAGACTTTGCTGGTCCCGACTGAAGATCCTCCTGTGATTGCTTCCCATGGAGATGCCCCTAAAATTCCACGCGATCCAATGTCTGCGTAGGCGTAAGCTTCCATGACGTTCAGTAATTTGATTGAGGTGTCGCGTCGGCGACGGGACTTCTTTCGGCGAGCCATGAATTAACGAAGGGACAAAAACTCGCTAATTAACGTTCAGTTCAACTTTCACTTTCAGCGGCTGAAAACAACCCTGCTTCGTCACGAACTTGTGCCGTGATCGTTTTTTGCTTCATATTGTCTTGAATGAGCTGCATTATCATCATCTGAACCGGATTTGGTGGTTCGATGTCGCCAATTGGCAGATCCTGGAGTATTTTCTGGATCACTTGTGCAAGGTTTCCGTCCAATTCGTTCATTATTTCATCCATTTCTCTGCGCAACCACCATGCAAAGCCCCCCAGACCGGCATAAATCGCCACTACACACGCGCTCGCGAGTATGATATCCTCCATCATACCCCCATCGAGCCCGCAACGGGACTTAATCCTCTTGTTTCGGCTCCCCGCCCACCCAACCAACGCTTGTCACCGTTATTAGTGATTGTTTAGGGATCGCAACCTATACTCCCGGGAATTGTGGGGACCTCTTAGAAGCAGACTGCGCCGCTTTGAATTGTGGGGAGTTCTTATAGTCCCAGAGTTCTCCGCTCAATTCATGAAAAGGGGTATCTGGCGATGCTGGCAGTGCAAACGTCACTGGGTCTACAACGTCGAGGATCGAGTGGAGAGCCTCGACAAGATATGCCACGGATGCGGTCGCAGGAATAGAGCTACGATCTGGAGGAAGCCAGGGCGACGAGGTAGACACTCCAGGGCCCTGGTAATGTGTCGACCGTCGTACATGCCGCTGCACGCGCTCGATCAAGAAGTGAAGCGACGCAACGCAGCTATGGGTAGACCTCGCAAGAGGGAGGGCTTCACGCGGGCATCAGAACTAGAAGAATTCAGGGTGAGGAAGGAATGATACTCGATCTCTCCCATATTGATTTTCGACTCTGCGTTAATCCAGAGTGCGATAGGGAATTAGATATGGATGATATGACCGTTTGTTCTGAGTGCTTCAGGATCTATTATCTGGAGGGAGAAGAATGAAGAAAGAAGTATTGATCGATTGGATAGAAAACGGTATGCCTTGTTTGGCGTGTGGTGAAAGAACAGATATGGAATTCATCTTCAATGAAGATCATTCTAAACTCATAATGAAAGGCGAATGCGATCCATGTTCTGCCTCGCCCATAGGCCGTAATCCGATGATGCTGATAATGGAGTGAATTCCATGACCGACGACGACTGGCAATCTTACGATCCTAGAGCGTGGCTCGATTGCGAGGATTTTCTCTATGATGACATCGAAGATACAATCCGAGTTATCGAGTGGCAGGATGAAGACCCACAGTTCGACGGAGTGCCAGAGGACTTTCACCTCCATATTGTCGAAATATGCCTCATTTGTGGCAATCCAGTGGAGTCTTGCGTCTGTGAGCTGCCTAGACTCCAAAAATCATCCAATGGCTGCGATCTAACAGCAACCGAAGGAGAAAGGATGGATTACCTTCGGGACATTCAAG